CGCACACCCCTTCGGCAGTATGCGTCTTGCGTTCTGGTTGATATTGACGACACCTTGGATAGTATTTTTAGTTCTGACATGGCCATTGGTAAGTATGTCGCACAAAGGGCTGGTATTGGCATCAACGCTGGTAGGATCAGGGGGATCAATGCTAAAATCAGGGGTGGAGAAGTTCAACATACAGGTGTCGTCCCGTTTCTCAAAAAGTTTGAATCAACTGTCAGATGCTGCACTCAAAATGGCATCAGAGGTGGATCAGCAACTGTCCACTTTCCAATCTGGCACCAAGAAATAAGAGATATATTAGTATTAAAAAATAATAAAGGAACAGAAGATAATCGAGTAAGAAAGTTAGATTACTCAATTCAATTAAGTGCATTATTTTATCAAAGGTTTATTGACAATGAAAAAATTACTCTTTTTTCTCCTCATGATGTGGCAGGGCTTTACGATAGTTTTGGTACAGAGTCTTTTGATGAACTATACGTGAAGTATGAGAATGATGATTCTATTCCTAAGACACAGGTAGATGCTCAAGAACTTATATTAGATTTGTTGAAAGAAAGAGCAGAAACTGGTAGAATGTATTTAATGAATATTGATCATTGCAATTCTCATTCATCATTTACTGATAAAGTTGAGATGAGCAATCTATGTCAAGAAATTACACTACCAACTAAACCTATACAACATATTGATGACGAAAATGGTGAAATTGCTCTCTGTATTCTTAGTGCTATTAACATTGGCAAAATTAGGGATGTTCAAGATCTTGAAACTCTTTGCGATCTTAGTGTTCGGAGTCTTGATGAACTCATTGATTTTCAAGGATACCCCGTCAAAGCAGCGGAGCTTGCTACAAGAGCAAGACGTTCACTTGGCATCGGATATATCGGTCTCGCACACTATCTTGCCAAGCAAGGTGTAAAATATGATGATCCAAAAGCATGGCAATTAGTACATGACTTAACAGAATCTTTTCAGTATTACCTAATAAAGTCCACCGTGAACTTAGCAAAAGAAAAGGGTGCTTGTGAATATTCTAAAAATACTAAATATTCTCACGGTATATTGCCAATTGATACTTATAAAAAAGATATTGATGAGATCGTTCCTAACAACTTAAAACATGATTGGGAATCTCTTAGAGCACTTGTCTTGGAACACGGAGTTAGGAACTCAACACTGTCCGCACAGATGCCATCGGAGAGCAGTTCCGTTGTGTCAAATGCCACAAACGGAATCGAACCTCCTAGAGGATACTTGTCCATTAAAAAATCAAAGAAAGGACCTCTTAAGCAGATTGTTCCGCAGTATGGGTCTTTGAAGAATTCATATACTCTTCTTTGGGATATGAAGGACAATCGTGGATACATAAACATTGTTGCAGTTATGCAAAAGTTCTTTGACCAAGCAATCTCTGGAAACTGGTCTTATAATCCACAACATTTTGAAGGTTCTGAAGTTCCCACAAGTGTGATGGCACAAGATCTTTTAACTACATATAAGTACGGTTGGAAAACATCTTACTATCAGAACACCTACGATGTTAAGACAGATGAGGTTGAGAGTGATAATGAAACACCAAATACCCAATTAGACAACTTAGTCGAGGACATTATGTGCTCGACAGATCAGGAGGAGGCTTGTGAAAGCTGTGCAATTTAAAACAAATTCTACAAGGAGATACAAAGTGGTTGATTCCATGACTGTATTCAATACAGAGAAAGTTGACACTAAAAAGCAACCAATGTTTTTTGGTGCACCTTTAGGTGTTCAGAGATACGATTCTTATAAGTATCCAGCATTTGAGAATTTAACTAAATCACAATTAGGATATTTTTGGAGACCAGAAGAGGTATCTCTACAGAAAGATCGTGGTGACTATCAATCACTCAGACCAGAACAGAAGCATATTTTTACATCTAACTTAAAGTATCAAGTGATGTTAGATTCTGTACAAGGTCGTGCACCTGGCATGGCATTTGCACCATATTGTTCTTTACCTGAGTTAGAAGCATGCATGAATGTATGGCAGATGATGGAGATGATTCATTCACGTTCATACACATATATCATGAAGAATGTGTATTCAGATCCAAGTGAGGTATTTGATACCATACTTGAGGATGACAGAATACTTGAACGTGCATCTAATGTAACTGGTGCTTATGATTCTTTTGTAAATTCAGCACATCAGTATGATCAAAGTAATTGGTGGAGAGAAGATTGGAAGGGTAGTTACAATTCTGATTTTGAAAGAAAAGAATTAAAAAGAAAACTTTATAGAGCAGTCGCAAATGTTAACATATTGGAAGGTATCCGTTTTTATGTTTCTTTCGCTTGTAGTTTTGCCTTTGGTGAACTTAAGCTTATGGAAGGGTCAGCTAAGATCATATCCCTTATTGCTAGAGATGAAAATCAACACCTCGCCATCACCCAAAACATTTTAAATAATTGGAGAAAGGGTGATGACCCAGAAATGGTTGACATTGTTAAAGAAGAGGAGCAATGGTTGATTCAAGCATTTAAGAATACTGTTGATGAAGAAAAGAGATGGGCAGAGTATCTTTTCAAAGATGGTTCAATGATTGGATTGAATGATAAACTACTACAACAATATGTTGAGTGGGTAGCAAATCGAAGAATACGTGCGATTGGATTCAAACCAATCTATGATGTACCTGCAAGAAACAATCCATTACCTTGGACAGAGCACTGGATTAGTTCTAAAGGTTTACAGGTTGCACCACAAGAAACAGAGGTAGAATCTTATATCGTTGGAGGTATAAAACAAGACGTAAAGAAAGACACATTCTCAGGATTTAAGTTATAAGACAAGAGGGTTTACACCCTCTTTTTTATTGACTACATAGAATTGTGATGTTATAATTAAATGACTAAAGAAGTTGATTATGAAAACCCTTGGATTTACAAAGGTTCTCCTTTTACCTCTGATGATATCGGGGACTATTATGGGTTCGTCTATCGCATCACAAATACCACCAGCGGCAAGTCCT